GGCTTCAACGATCACGCGACCGGCCGGGGTGCGTGGGGCGCCTATCACACGACAGATCCAACCAATACGCTTCTTTGGAAGGCGCTCGTTCGCGAGTGGGTAATCTACTTCTTCATTCCAATCTGGGTTCAGCATGTGAGGTCCGCCTTACTGCCGACGGCCCGATTTTAAGTTGCTGGCGCAATGGCCTCGAACTGGACCGGCATGGCTGCCGGCGTGGCAACGCTGTTGCGCGACACGAGTTCGCCCGCCCTGCCCGCGTCCCCATAAAGAGCATAGGCAAGCGCCGTCGCAGGCAGCGATATCTCTGTCTGGACATTGACCAGCGGCGCCCGGTTTGCGGCGACAGTGCTCAGATCGGACGCGGCGGTGGCGGCAATGTCGGACAGCCATTCATTGACCGACACGTCAAGCCCGCCCGCCAGAGCGTCAAGAACCGGATCGACCACGGGCGCGATGCGGTCGCGCGCGCGGCGCGCATCCTGGCGCGAGAAATAGTCACCCGCCGCAAGCGCCTGGCAGAAGCCGGCAGCAAAAGCCGCCGCAGCCACCAGATCGAAAACATCGGACCCGGCAGGGACGGCTGCCGAAGCGAAGGCCTCGACCGTGGGCGCGGGATCGCCAACATCGGCAATCGCGCCAGAGGTCAAGACGATCGCCGAAGCGACAGCTGCCGCCTGCACCACCGGTTCGCTCGACAGGCGGTTTATCGTGGCAATCGCATCGCCGATTTCGGATAGCCTCGCATCCGGCAGACCCGCGGCGCTTGCCACAGATGCCAACTGGCCGGCGGCGGTGGCTATGGCCAGCGCCGAAGGTGCCGCCTGCCCGGTCGCGGTATCGCGCATACGGAATGCGGCGGCGTTGGACACGAGTGCTGCGCCGGCCGAGATCAGCGATGCAATGGCCAGAGCCCCAGGCACGGCAGCGAAGGGCAGCGACGGCAGGCCGGCGGCGACGAAGTCGATTTCGAAGCCGACAAAACCTGCGCGCGCACGCTCGCGGGACAGGCTCCAGCGCGGCACCCGCACGAGAACCGGACCGGACATCGGCAGGACAAGCGTCGCCGCCTCCGGCGCGTTGAGCGCGGAAGTGAAGCCACGGGCCGCGGCATCGGCGAGGTCGCCAGCGACGTAAGCCGACAGGCTGAAGCGCCTGACGTCGCCGCCCATGTCCTCGGTGACATGCAGGTTGGAATAGGCGATCGGCGAGACGGCGACGCGGCGGCCACCCTCGGCATTCTCGACCTCGACGAAGAACGGCACACCCCGGAAGGATGCGGGGCGGAAGGCTTTCAACCAGTCGCGCATTACTTTGACCCTATGCCAAGGCCGGCATTGGAGCGGCCCGTGTCGGCGCGAACCGGCTTCAACGAGCCGATTGGGCGCGACAGATCGGCGGCGGCGCTGCGCGCGGCGGCGGCAAGGCTGTTGGCGCCGGCCACCAGCGCCGACTTCAGTTCGCCGGCAACGGTCGACAGGCTGTCGGCGCCCTCCATGAGGCTGTCGCGCGCCTTCTTGCCGCCATCGGAAACGGAGGAAGCCGTCTCGATGCCGGCCTGTTTCAGATCGGCGGCGGCGGCAGATTGAGCCGCACCCACCGCCTGATCCATCATGCTGCCCTGTGGTTGCCGCGCGTGCGGCGCCAGCACGCGCGGATCTAGCGTTGATCCGCGCCAGCGCGGCGTGTCGGCATATCGGAACGGCCTGCCCAGATCGTCGGGGCGCGGTGTCGGGACCGGCGTGCCACCGTGGCTGACCGCATCCTGACGATGCGACGGCAGTTCGGGATTGACGGCAGGCGTGCCCTTGGCGGCAAGCAGGCCCTCCGGCGAACGCCAGCCGCCCTGAAATGCTTTGAGCCCCTGATCGTAATTGTCGAAGCCGTTGCGCAGCCACCACATGCGCTTCTGTATGAAGCTCATGCCTTCCTTGTCCAACTGTGCGTTGATGAACTGGGCCTTGTCCATGTTGGAGCTGATGTAATCCATGGCATCGGTTGCGGCAGGCGCGATGCCCGAGCCGATCGACCGTTTCATGCGCTCCCAGGACGCGCCCATGCGGTCAATCTTGGACTGGTTGTCGTCGAGGATTTTGCCCAGATCACGCAAGGTCGACCCGTCGACATTGTCGAGGTCGGCGACGAATTGGTGGAAGGCGTCCTTGCCCTGAACGAGCGCGCGCATACCCTTTTGCACCTGGAGATCGGTGAAAAGACGCGGGATCTTCGAAAGGTCGCCCTTGGTCGCCTTCTCGGTCAACTCGATCATCACATCGAGCAGGTCCTTGCCCTCCTTGCGGGCCTTGGCCAGTTCCTCGGGCAGGTTGATATGGAACTTGGCGAAGTTCTTGACCGTCTCCTGGCTCTCCATCTTCTGCAAGACATTCTGGAGGTCGGTGGCGGCCTCGGATGCGTCGCCTTCGCGGATGCGGATGGTCTGCAACGCCGATGCCAGCCGGCCAAGTCCCTTCTCGCCTTTGTAGCCAAGCGCGGCGAAGGCGGGCGCCAAGCTCGGGATATACTGCGCCATATCCTTCAGTTCGAACTTGCCCTGCTTGCCCGAGGTGACAAGGATGTCGAAGGCGCGCTGCATCTGGCCTCCGGCAATGCCAAAGTTCGTGCCGATGGAATCGGCCGTCGTGGCGATGTCGGTTATCTCGGCTCCGGCAGCCTGCGCAGTCGCCGTCACCGCCGGCAGGAACGACAATGCGTCGTCAAGGTTGCGACCGGCAGCAACAAGCGTTTCCAAGCCGTCGGTGACGCTGTCCTGCGTCGTCGAGTAATCGAGCGCCGCACGGTCGACGGTGCGGAACATTTCAGACATGGTGTCCTTGCCGGCATCGGCGTTGATCGCGATGCGGTTCAGGCGGCGTTCGGCACTGGCAAAATTCGTGACCAGCGCCCCTGCCCCGCGCACGATCTGATAGCCGATGACGCCGCGCATCGCATTCATGGCAAGCGCCGATGTCCGCGCCATCATGGATTGCGTCCTGTTGAACGCCAGCGCCTTCTGGTTCACCTGGTTGAGTTTGCCTGACAACAGGCCGAAGGCTCCCATCGGGCCGAGCTTCGCCGACAGGCGCAGGATTGCCTCGATCGTGCGGTTGCTCATGATTTGGGCCTGCGTTTCAGGAATTCGATGCCGCGATGATGCAGCATACTGATCTCGGAGAAGGTCAGCGGCAGCACCACATTCGGCTGCCAGCCGAAATGGAACATCAGGTCATCGGCCTGGATGCCGACAATATCGCCTACCCGGCAGCCGGCGGCGCGGTACGGATAAAAAAATCAAGCACGCCTTCCCTGACCAGCCTGGCATCGGCGAGGCCAAGGACGCCCAATTTTTCGACGCCTGGCGCCGTCACGCAACGCTTGACATAAGCGGCGACCGTGGCGGTGTTCTCGATGACGACATTCTGCCCGGCCGCCTTCTGCATCTCATAGGGTTCGCCTAGCGCCAGCAGATCCTCGAAGCCGGGTTCGCGCACGGTGACGCTCTTGAAGACCTCGCCATGCGCCTCGTACTGCCTCGAAAGCGGAATGATCTTTTCAGCCATCGTCAGATCTTCTTGTAGGCGCGCGCGATGCCGGCGACGCCGGAAACCTCGCCTGTTGCGCGATTGATGGAGGGCCGCCCGGTGAACGCGGCTTCCGTCCACAGATGCTGCGCGCCGTTGAAAGACTCGTTCAGCGTGACATTGAAGCCGGATGCCCGCATGAGCCGATTCCAGTCGTCGGCCGGCATATCTTCGAAGGTCAGCTCGAAGCCGTAGCCGGTCGGCTCAGCCGTCCGGTAGACCGATCCGTCCTGGTTGGCTGCGCCGGTAAAATTGAGGTTCGACGACATTACCGTCGCCGCCCCACGCACCACGATGCGATCGCCCGTCGACAGGGCAAACGTCATCTCTCCACCAAAATTCTGCATCGGAGTTCCCTTTCAATTGGATCATTGGACTGGCGCTGCAGCCTGAGAACCCGCAGCCTCAAAGCCAGGTAGCCTTTAAATTCGAGCGGCTATTTTCAAATCTTCTCAATCAATTGAGTAGATGGTGGGCAATCTTCGCCAAAGGGGCAGCTATTAATGACCCGTGGGACTATTGCCATCTGGGCCGCTCTTCTTCTTGCCATCTGGTTCGCTGGGCCGCGTTTGCTTGGCTTCAGAAGCTGGGAGTGGCATCAAAAGCTCGTACTTGAAGTTCACACGCCGCATGGTGTCATATCAGGAGGAAGCACGATTGCGGCCGGCGTCAGCCTTAATCCCAAATGGATCCCCATTACGGCAGGCAGGGGGCACGGCTGGATCAAGGGAGAATCGTCCTTCGTGGAAGTTTCGCCCGGCAAGTACCTCTTTGCCGTCCTCCGCGAACAAGATGAAACCGATCGTGCGGTCCACACCTTTAACTCTAAAATTGAGGCCATCAACGGCACGACCGCTCAGATTTTCGGTCGGCTGGAGACGATCCGCCTTACGGGCATCGTGCCGCGTGGTGAGTACCCACAACTTGTAACCTTCGATGATCTATCAGACCCAAAGTCCGTGAAGGAGGTCGATCCCGACAACCTCGGGGCGACGTTTGGCTCCGGTGTATCGCTTATGCGCATGACATTGCAGATCACCAACGAACGAGTAACGGTCGGTCCGATTGAGAAGATTTTAAAGTGGCTACCTGACCACTACGCCGTTCACTTCGACGGGGGCCGCTACGAAACAGTGGCCGCCTCGAATCGCCTAGCCAATTCGCTGACTTCCGGAGCGTTCAAGGTCCCCTGATATGTCTCGCGGCGAACGCATCAGCGACGACAGACCTCACAAGTCGCGATACTGGCTGTAGAGCCGAGCATTGGCGGCGATCACGTCGAGGGCGTTGACGCGGTCGATCGGCGCCATGATGTCGACGCGGTTGGCATTCTGGGTGTTGCGCTGCACGATCAGGCGGTCGGCAAAGCCGCGCGCGTTCTCCAAAACGCCCTGAAGCTCCAGTGTGTCGGCGGCATGGACAAGCGTCGCCTTGATCGACTTCGGCGTCGACAGCGAGCCGAGGCCGCCGGGGTTTTCGTCCGCAAGCGCTTTCTGGCCGTGCTCATAGGACAGCTGCGCCCGGAAGAAACGCAGGATGGCGACCAGCTGGCCGATGGCCTGGATATCGCGAAAAGTCTCGTCGGGCTGGGCGTTGGCATCCTTCTGATAGGTGGTGATGATCTTGTCGATCGCCACGCGGCCATCCGAGGTGATCAGAAAGCTCGAAATGCCGGAGCGCAGCAGCGTGTTGCGGCCGGCATAGGTCGGCACGGTCGAGCGGTTGCGCTGCCCCTTGACGCCCTCGACCACCAGGCCGGTCTGGTTGCGCGAGACGTTGCCGGTAACGCCATCGGACAGCCAGGGCACGACACGGGCGACGAGGCCTGTTGCCCACAGCCAGGCCGGCGTGGCGTTTCCGGCCGAAGCAACGCGCGGCAGGATGGTCAGGTGACGATCATTGAGCGACAGGCCGAGCGTGGTGAGCGCGGAGGTCGTGCCGGTCGAGGTGCTGAAGACGTGGCCATAGACCTGGCGGCTGTAAGCCCAGCGCCCGGACGTATCGTTGAGCAGCGCGGCATAGCGCCCGATGTTGGTCGCGTCGGCAAAAGGCGACACGATCCAGTCATAGGGATCGTCGCCAAGCGATGCCAGCGCGCTGGACAGGTCGGGATCGCCAGTCGGCACCACGGTGTTGGTGAGCGTCAGCACCGCGCCGGCAAAGGCATTGGCGTTGACCGTGGTCGGAACGAAGAAATCGAGATCGGAGAAGATCGCACCCAAATGCCGCGCGGTGACGGTCACGGTGTCCGTCACGACGGTGGCGGTGACCGGCAGGGACGCGCCGGTCAGGCTGTTGAAATAGCCGTTGATGGCGGCGGCGAGTGCCGCCGCAACGGTGTTGGCGCTGTCGCCGGCCGCGATCTGGACCTGCACGGGTTCCCCAGCGATCTCGATGACGCCAGCGCCGCCGCCGGCCGGAGCCGAATTGACCTTGATGGTGTCGACGCGCGCCGTGCCAGTCGCCGCGGCCGAAACAATCCACGTTTCCTGCACCGGAGCGTTGAGGAAGGCGACGCGGGCCATTTCGGCCAGCATCGAGCCGGCGCCAGCCAGCGCTACCGCTTCCTGTGCCGAGCCGATTGCCTGCGGAGTGTTGTCGGGGATCGCCGCGCCGGTATTCTTGTGCCCGACCAGCAGCAGCCGCGACGCCGACTGATAGCTGCCGCCGCTGGTGACTTCGAAGGCGAAGAGCGGCGCGACGAGGCCGGCGCCGGGGATGTTGTTGAACTGGATGCCCATCAGATTTTCTCCTTGCGCTTGGCCGGAGCCGGACCGGCATTGGCCTTGTTGTCTTCATCGACGATCAGCGAGCCGTCATTGACCAGCTGCATCCACACCGGATCCTCGCGGTCGATGGTCTGGCCCTCGGCCGGGAAATCGGTGGCCGGGCGGATGGGGTGCGGCATCCGGTGGGTTTCGTCCGCGAGCCGCGCAAAAACGAGTTTGGGCATGATCAATCTCCGATGTCGGCGAAGGGCGGTGACACATCAGCGGCAGGGCCTGCCTGACCGGACACGCCGTTGACTTTGGTTTCGAAGGCAAAGGTCTCGAGTACCGGCAGCGGGTCGGCAGAACCGAACTGCGAAGCCATGCTGATGAGTGTCGCCTTCGCGTAGGAATCGTCCGGCAGCATGGCCGCTATCTGCGCCGCGGGCTGCGGCAGACCGCCGGCCGTGAAGTCGTCATCCGGTATCAGGCAATCGAACAGCATCGTTGTCCGCTGCCAGCGCAGGCCGAGTTCCGGTACGGCAAAACCTTCTTCGTCGATGCTCTCGACGGCGATGACCGCCTTGCGAAAGATCACACCGGTCGGGCCAACGGTCAGGGCGAATCGTACCTGGGCGCACAGCGCCGCGAGCACGATCCGCGCCTTGGGGTCCGACCCCGCCATGGCATCCACAAAGGGGCCGTCTTCATCTTTCGAGGCGACGGCCAGTTCCGCGACCACCTCGAGGATGGTGCGGCCGTTGCGGGACACACTTCCCTGCCCGGCGCCGCGGCGAGGCGATTCCGAGCGGCGGGTGAAGAGCGACAGGACCGGCGTGTATTCCTTGCCGGGGGCGAGGATATCGAGCGACGGCCGGCGGCTGTCGAAAACACGCTCGCGAGCGAGCGTCGGGAAGGCAGTGGCGCCGGTCGGCGAAAGGCTCTCGACCGCAGCCAGGCGGGTCGTCTCGGCGGCGATTGTCACAGGGCGACCTTTGTCCGGTTGACGAAGATGGCCTTGCGGCGGCCGCCATCGTCGGGGATGGCAGCGACGACATAGCGGGCGTCGCCCAGGCCGATGATGTCGTCGACCCTGATCGGGTGCGGCCAGTCCGTGGACAGAGCGGTGATGACGGCCTCATGGCTCGGCATTTCGCGAACACGGTCACGGTCGGTCATCAAAGTCGGCGGGTGCGAAAAGCCTGGCACAAGAGCAGCCGGACCAAAATGAATGGAGCCCGCGAAATCGAAGCCGGGGCGATCGGGATCGCTGACGCGGTTCGAATTGACGCTTTGGCCCTTGGCGGTCGGGAAGACATGGAAGACCTTTTTGTCGAAGGTGTCCGCGATCGAGCCCTCGAGGACGGTCAACGCGCTTTCCCAATCGACCATGGTCCGCTTCCTTCAAGGCACAGCCGCCGGAGAACCCGGCGGCTGGAGGTTCAGCAGGGATGCTTACGTCAGGTATTGCGGGCGCCCATCAGCGCGCCGGGCCGGGTGCAGAGCTGGAGCGCGTTCATCTGCAGCTCGCCATTGATGCCCTTGTCGTTCGGCATCGGGAACTGCTTGGCATAGAGGCGCTCGCCCATCGTGTTGACGGTCTCGATGTAATCGGCCGGTGCAAAATACGTCTTGAACAGGTTCGCTACGCCGACCGGGAAGAACCGTGCCTTCGTGGCGGCGATACCGACACCCTCGCCATCGATCTCGCCGTAGTTTTCCCAGACGATGTCACCGAACTCGAAGATCGGGTTGGACGACCGGTTCTTGCCGACGAAAGAGTCACGCAGGATCTGGGCGTCAGTCCACCCCTTGTAGGTGTCGCGGACTTCCTTGTGGGACAGCAGCTGATCGAAGAAAGTGTCGCCGACGAAAGCGTGCACGGATGCAAAGGGCACGCCGCCAAGTGCCTTCTTCTCCGCCCGGATGACCTTGGTGCAGGCAAGTCGGAGGGCACCCTCGGCAGGATTAGCATTGTCGAGGTCGAAATCGACTTCGGCGACCTGGTTGATGCCGAACTCGGTGAACAGATTAAGGGTCGTGCCATCGGCATAGGTGATGATGCCGGTGACCGCGCCCAGGCGGGCATGTTCTTCGGTCAAGTCGAAATCGGACATGTTGGCCGAGATCACGTCGCCGACCACCTGCTGCACCGTTGCAAGCTGGTCCGAAGTGCCCTTGGCGCGGACGCCCTGCACCTGGTCTGCATAGACGGCCCAGTCACGCTGGAAGTGCGGTACCTGGAAGTTTGTCATCTTGCGCTTGGGCATGTCGCGCGTTTCGCCAGGCCCGCCGCGGGGCGACGGCTTGACCAGCTGCAGGATGTCGCCGACGCGTTCGATGGCGATCGAAGTCGTGTTGACCGGGTTTGTCGAAAACAGCCCCATCTCGCCGATGCGGCCGGGCCGGTATTTCAGGTCGTTGACGAAATCGGTCAGCGAGGTGCAGCTGAACGCATCGTTTTTGAAGATGTCGAGAATGTTGTCCATTTTCGGTTTCCTTGGAAAGCCCGCCTTGGCGGGAGCGATTGATGGCGCGGGCGTGCCGCGGGCTCGGTCGGTGGCCGGCGGTTACCCGCCGCGCCGTCAGTTGCGGATGATGATGCCGCGCGCCTGAAGCGCCTGGGCGGCATCGGCTTTCTGCGCAGCGGTGATCCCGGCCGGCCATTCGATCTGGTGGCCGTTGACCTCCGCATCGCGGGCGATGATCGCGATGGCGGCGGTCGCGTCTGCCGGCGTGGTGACGCCGTAGATCGCGATGGCAGCAGCCACTTCCGATCCATCGGTGCCGGCCGGGTTGAGGGCGATATACTGGAAGTCCTCGGCGTCAGCCTCGACGGTGACAGTGAAACGGTCGCCGGCGACGAAGTCGGTGGCGTCGGCGATCGTGAACTTGATCTCCTTGTTGAACGCCTGGCCGACGGTCGCCTTGCCGATCGACTTGCCCGAGGGATCGAAAACCTCGAACGTGCCGCCATTGGCCGCCGGCTCGGTGCAGGTGATGACGTAAACGCCATCCTTGACCCTTGAGGACACGGCAGGGTTGGCCAGCGTCAGCGCACCCGAACCAGCCGTGTTGCCGGCGTCCGCCGCGGCAGTGGCGACAACGCCCGCAACGACAGCGATCTTGGCAAGCACGGTGCCCGCGAGGAGCGTCTGCGAAAAGGCGATGGTGGCGTTCTCACGCGAGCGATGGAAGTTCGCCTCGCTGAGCAGGAACTCGCCGGCGTGCCGGCCTTCGGTAAAAGTCGTCATGGCTTCAGCCTTTCAACGAATGGAGGGATGGCTGCGCGACTGGCTGATCAGCCGTTGCGCCTGTTGATGCTTTCGGCCGCCTTCTTCCAGCCAGCCGATGCCGCGGCGCCTTCGGTCCTGGCCGCGCCCGGCTGAGCGAGGCCGGCAACGGCAAGTCGAGACTTCTCGTATTCCGTCGCATCAGTGCCGGCCGCCGGCTTCGAGGCGGCGACATTTGCGACGACGAAGGCAGCGACATCCTCGCCGGACATCGCCGGCGACTTGGCCGCGAGGTCGAGCGCGGCCGACATGCGGCCGGCGTCACCCTTGACGCCTTCGGCGCCGAGCGCTGCGGTCAGCCGCGTGTTGGCCGCGGCAAAGCCGACGCCATGGCCTTTGGTTTCAGCCGCTGCAACGGCCGCATCGTGGTCTGCCTGTGAAATGCCCGCCGGGGCGGGCGCCTGATTTCCGGACATTCCGGTCTCCTTTGCCCGCGGGGGGCGGTTGGTTTCAGTTGAGGCTTGCGCCTCGGTTTCTTCCCCGTCTTCAGGGGAAAGCTCATCCGCGACCGCGAGCGTTGCTGCGCGGACTGCGGCCAACATGCTGGTCATGGCTCAGGCCTTTCCGTTGATGTCTTTGATGAAGGCGGCGAATGCCTCCTGGCCATCGCCGATGGCATCGGCGAGGCCACGATCGACCGCCTCGGCGGCGGAATAGGCTTCGGCCTCGGTTTTCAGCGCGGCCGTTTTCGACAGGCGCTTGCCGCGCCCCTGGGCAACGACACCGGCGAAGCGGTCGCGCATCTGGTCGACCTGCGCCTGCCACTTCTCCTGCACGCCATCGGCAAGCGGCTGATAGGGATTGCCGTCGACCTTGTGCTTTCCGGCATGAATGAAGGTGACCTTGATGCCTTCCTGTTCCAGATTCCCGCTGAAGTCGGCATGCATCATGACGACGCCGATCGACCCGGCGCCGCCGAACTCCGGCATGATGATCTGCCGCGCCTGGCTGGCCAGCAGATAGCCAGCCGAATAGGCATAGTCGGTTAGGATCGCGATCGTCGGCTTGGCCTTGGAGAGCGAGCGAAACGCGGCGGCGGCTTCGAAGGCGCCGTTCACCTGCCCGCCGAACGAATCGATCTCGACCACGGCGCCCTTGACAGCCGTGCTGCGCTCAGCCCGGACGAACTGCGTAATCAGGCCCTGATACGACGTCTCGCCGGAATTCGACCCAACCCACGCACCTTTCTGGACAAGCGTGCCCTCGACCGGGATGACGGCCACATTGTCGACCACCTCGAACGGTGCGATGCCGCGCTGGTCAAAGCGCCGGCCCATGCTATCGCCCAGTACGCCGGCCGACGGGCGGCCATTGGCAAAGGCGACATGATCGACGGCGCCGGGGGCGTTGACGATGGTGATCGGCAGGCCGGTGAGGCGTGGCCCGAGCATTTGCAGCAAAGTCTGCGCCTTGCCGGGATGATAAAGATGGGGGCGGTCGAACAAGGCGCCGCAGACGCGCTCGAAAGCTAGCGACATGAACCGCTTCCCCCTACGAAGCGCATACGCTTGGCGAAGCGCGAACGATGGCCGCTGGTCTTTGCCGAGCAGGCCCCGGCGAGGCGCATCAGCTCGGAATCGAGAGCCGCCATGCTTGCCACCGAAACCCGGATACGCTGGTGCGTGACGGGCGAGCGAACCTCGGTCTCCTCGACGCGCTCACCGGCGAGCAGCTTCAGCTTCGCTGCATAGAGCGCCTGATAGAGCGCGCAGGGATCCTCGGCGTCGACCTCGACGCCGGCAATCTTGACCGGGTTGGCCATCAAGCATCTTCCTTCTTGCGCGCTGGCTTGCCGGCCGGGATAAGATCGTCCTTCGGCGCGCCTGCCCCCGGATTGCGATCGAACGGGGACGGCATGCCTTCCGCGAGATAGCGCTTGTGCCAAAAGAGCCTGCGCTCGAAGACTTCCTCCGCGTCGACACCGATCTCGGCGCATTCCATATCCGGCGTCGACGTGCCGTTGAGCAGTCGCTCGGTCGCCGCCTTGGCGCTCTTCTGGTCGTCGGCGGTGGCCTTGGCCGGTCCTTGCCAGGTGGCCCAGAGGACCTTGTCCCTGTTCGCCGCGAAAGCCTCGTAGCCGCCCTTGAAAGGGATGCGCCCCGTGCCGATCAGCTCATCGACACGATGCTCGTAAGCGATCTGGCAGATCGGCGAGGCGATGCGGTCGCGCCGGCGGGTGACCACCGGATGCAGGGAAGCGCCCTCCATGCGCGTCGACGAATATGTCGCGCCCTCGTAATTCATGGTGTAGCTGGCGACGCTGATGCCGATGGCGCGAGCCATACCCCGCTGCAGCTCGTTGGACACCGGCAGGAACTGCGGGCCGGGAATGCCTGTCGACATCAGGTCCAGCTTTTCACCCGGGGCCAGGTGAGAGATCTTCGGATCGCTGCCGACCGAGATCTCGCTTCCCGCCGCCTTGTCCATGACGGCGAGAAAATAATCGCGGTACTGCGCGCGCAGCTCTTTGTCGCCAGCCCCCTCGCCCAGGGCTTCCAGTGCCTCGAAGGCCTCGGCCGTTGGTTTCTCGCTGGTCAGCGTCTGGGCGAAGACGGTCTGCAGGATGCTCGCCTGAATCGTCGTGTCGACGAGGACTTCCCACTGAAGGTAATCGCGGAACGCCGCCACCAGCCGCGAAATGCCGCGCACATCATTGCTGTCCATCGGGTCGAAGACATGGGCGACCATCTGCCGGCCCTGTGCGTCATAGGCGAGATGATCGCGCTTGACCTGAATGCCGGTCTCCTTCTCGCAGAGACGATAGGCGACCGGCCGGCCATTCTCGTCGTGGACAACGCCCTGATACAGCCCCTCCATCTCGTTGGTATCCTGCACCAGGGCCGTCGGCGTGGTCAGGCACATTTTGGTGCCGGACGCGATGCCGTAGCGGCGCCGCTCGGCGATGGGCATATAGTCCATCAGCGCCAGCGCCTCGCCGTACACAACATCATGGCGCAGCGCGATGTCGACCATCTGCGGGGCGGTGAACTTGCCCTTGAGATCGCATTCGCGGGCATTCCAAGCCCAGTGCTTCCACTCGGTCTTCAGAAGCTTGATGAAGTCGTCGGTTTCCTTGCGATCGTAGCCCAGGCCGGACAGATCGGGCATCGGGTTGAGGAGCAGCTCGACCCCGACCGTGTCGGCGATGACCTGATCCACCGCGCCGCGCAGACGGCCCGAATTCTGGATGATGTCCATGGCAAGACCGGCCGCACGCCGCCAGGCGATGCGCACCTCGTCGCGATGGTCGCGCATGCCGCCACCACGTGTCGACAGGATCCTTGATCGCGTGTCGCGCAGATAGGAGGCCTGCGGCGCTGGCCGGCTCGGCGCAATCGCAGAGCCGGCCTTCACCCGGACGCGAGGCTTGTCGGTCATTACCGCTTCTTCCACTTCTGTTGACGGGCCTTCGACGCCTCGTCTGACGGTCTTTCCGCCGGCGCAGGTGGGGCCGTTGTGGCTGACGCTGCTCTCAGCGCATCAAGCAAATCCGGTTCCGAAGTCGGTCGGAGCAGCTTGCGCAGGTCCGCCCAATCGTCTGCTCTCTTGGTCGATAGGCCGAGCATCTCGGCCATGGCCATGGCGTAAACCTGCGCGTCCAGGCAGTGGTTTTCCCGCCGCAGGCGCTTCCATTCCTCCTGGAATTTCCCGCGCACCACCTCAGCGACGAAGGCTTCGGCCGTGAGCTGGAGGAAATATTCCTTCGGCAGGAATTCGCCGAAGTGCACATAGCCTGGCGGATCAAATGGCTCGCCGGAGCGCAGCCCCAGCTTGTGAAGATTGGCGAAAAGCTCCGCCTTCAAGCCCCATGTGCCAACCGGCCACAACATGGCGCTACCGAAGCGCTTGCGTTTGCCGCGCTTGGTGACCGACTTCTTCGCCGGCACGCTGATGGCCGGAACGCCGCGCCCGCCGACACCCTTGACGGCGTAGGCGTTGGCGCGGCGGCGACACCATTCCAGCACCTGGTTGGTTCGGCCCCCGTCGCCGCCGTCAACCGCGAGCGCCTCGATCCGCCGCATATTGCCGAATGCGTCTTCGAGCGGCTTGGCAAAGAACGCGTCGAGCTGCGTCCACGCGCCATCGGCGGCGTTATCGGTTGCGCCCTCGAAGAACCGAACGCCCAGCACCCAGCTCTGCCGATCTTCGCCGAAGGCAATGACAAGCGCCCAGATTCCGTTGTGCTGGACGTCGGCACCCGCGACGACGATCAGCCCGTCCGCAGGGATCCTCATTTCCGCGAAGGGCTCGCGGCGCTCCATGAGTCGTTCGAATTCCGGCGCGTTGCCCTTCACCTTGGCGGGCAAGCCCAGCACCAGGTTGAAGATGCCCTTTTCTCCGAGACCGCCGGCCTTCGTGTGGTTGAGCACGTCCTCGGCGATCGCTTCGTAGCTCATCATGAGCGAATCGAAGGCATCGACGTGGAAGCCGGGGTGCCGGTCCGGCCCTTCGGCGGTGGCGACATAGCGCCCGGCCCTTACACCGACGACGCGTTCCGCTTCGCTGACGATGTGACCGCAATCGTGGCAGACATAGAAGCTCTTGTGCGGATGCAGCCTGTCTAGATGGAAGCCCTCATAGACCTGCTTGAACCAGTGCCCGCACTCGACGCAGGCGATATTCCAGAAGCGCTGGTCGGACCGCCGGAAGGATCGGTCGATCCGGCAATGACCTGGCGCGTCGCCAAGCTCGTCGCCAGTGTCGATTTCGGGCGTCGAGAGCTCGAATATCTTGAACGACTTTGTGCGCCGGAACGCGGTGAAGCGGCCGAAGAACAGCGTTTCGGGATCGTCGCCATTGATGTGGGTCTGCCATTTGGAGACCTCGTCCTTGACGCCGTATCGTGTCGTTTTGCCCGACAGGTCCGTCGCCACGTTGGCGTTGGCCAGCATCAGCGAGCCGCCCGCGAAGCGTTTCTCATACATGGTCGAGCCGGCGCCTGAACGATCGACAGCCGGGAAAATCACCCGCTTGCCGGTCTCGGTCTGCCAGGCCTCGATCGTCGGCTGCAGCTTCTGGCTGTTCATGTCGCGCAGGAAATCGATCGACGGCAGGCCGTAGATCGTATTGTCCGGCGCGGTGTCGGCGATATAGAGCGACCAGGCCAGCGCCAGGATCGTCACGCCGGTCTGCTGCGACTTGCGCACCGTAACCAGGTTGCACTGGTGTTCGATGCTCAGGCAGTCGGCGATGTCGCCAAGGTAGGGCGCATCATCAAGCGCCCAGAGTTCCCCTTTCTTCGGGCCGTCGATCAGGACGATGTTCTTCGGCAGCCAGTCGCGGAAGCGCGCCGGCGGGCGTGGTCTGATGGCATCGGCCAGGGCCATGCCGGCGAGGCGCAGCGCGCCTGGATGGCCGGCGTCAACATGGATGCTCAAAGCTCGTCATCCTCGAGCACTTCGTCGAGTTCGGCGGCATGCTCGACGATGGCGCGCAGCTTGTCGGCGATCTCGGTGTTCAGGTCGAAGGCTATGTTCCGCAGCAGGACGCGCAGCCCGTGCGATCCCTCTCGCGAAACGGCCAGTGCCATATCGTCGGCCTTGTTCTGGAGACGTGCGATGCTCGACTGGATCTCGCGCCCGCAAACAGTCAGGGCTTCGCGCATGCGGTCAGCGCGAACCAGCTGGCCGATATGCTCCTGCCGGCGGAGCTTTTCACGCCCGACCTTCAACCAGGCTTCCTGTCGAAGCGCTTCATCGCGCGACGTACTGGAATTGGCCGGCGATGCCGAGGGCGCATCCCTGCGCGCCGCCGCCACTTTCTCCGAGCTGGCGAACTCGCCGCGGTAATGGTCGTAGTGCGCCAGCGAAAACCGCATAATGCGGTCTCGGCCATCGCGCTCGACGGGCAACGAGTGCTCCTCGACGAGCCGTCGGACCAGCTTTGTCACGGCTTGCTTGGTGACGCCGTCACGCGCGGCCACGTCGGCCGGCGTCGCCATCACGATCTCTTCAGACGGCATCCAGACAACCTCGCTTACGCCGCTGACAACCCTGACAACCCAACTTTTGCAACTAACCGTCTGGCCGAGACCCGGGGTCGCCCCGGCCCGTTCGGGGGATGGACGGTTATACGGTCCCTAGAAGGGGGTGGGTCACCGAGGGAGAAGGTGCGAGACTTCGTGAAGGTACCGAGGGAGGAGATGGCCCTCCATCACGTCGCTCATCACCTGGAGATAGACATCGGGGTTGTTGATCACGGCGTGAGCGGGGTTCGGGCCGTAGAGTTCGTGGATCGGCAGCCTCGCCTTCCCCGCCCGCATGTATACGCCCTCGTGGCCGCTGCCCATCGCCGCGATGAAGGCCGAGCGATAAGACCCTCGCATACGAACGGTGACGCCCCTGGCGGTCTGACGCGCACCGATCTTGGCCAGTGGTATCCAGTTGGATCTTAGGACCACGTCGGATGCATCACGTCGCGGATTGGACACGATCTTGGCCAGCCCACGCACGATGGATTGCGGTAGCTGGACATGCTCGGAGCTGCGCTTGACGATGCGCGTGCGCGCCATTTGTGTGATGCGGCGTAGGGCACGGCTTGCGGCCTTGACCTTGATCTCTTCCGGCAACCGGGCAATGCCGCTTGCCAGATGGGCGAAGTCGGATGCGTCGGCGTGAAGCTCGATTGCCATCCGATCTTCCCAACAAAAAACCCGCCTCGGTTGGCCGGGCGGGCTTTGATCTGATTTACCGTGTTCAGGTGTAGGTCAAGTTTCCGCCGCGCGTCAACGTGCGGAGCCAGTTTTTTTCCAGGGGTACTCCGCCGCCCCTTCGATCACGTTCACGCCCGGCCGGTCGCTGTCCAGCCAAGGCGTCATCGACCTGTCCGAGAAGACCAACCGGTGACCGGTCAGCTGGGTGGCGATCTCCTGCTCCAGCCGGCGCAGAGCGGCCACCCATATCTGGTAGTCGAGCCTGCCAAGGATGTCGCCGGCAGGGTCGGCCGACAGTTCATGCTTGCGATAGGCGCCGCTCATCGGCCGTCCAGAGCGGGCATTGTAACCGTCGACCTCGAGATCATAGGTCTTGCCGTCCTCATGGCGTATCCGCTGCAGGACGAACCATGCCGGCCTGCCGCCCCGTTCCACCATCCTGACCTTCGAGGGCTCCGCCTGATAATCCGGCTCGCGGCCGAGAATGGCGGTGCCGACGACCAGGCTGACGATGCCTTCCGCGCGCAGATATGGTGGCCTCGCTTTGTAGCGCTCGACGGCACGATCGACCGCCGCCTGCGCCAGGCCTTCGGTGTCGGGCCAATCCGCCAAGGCGTTCCAGCCCTGAGGGACGACGACATCGCACTGCGCCAGCCCAGCCACGGCGCGGCCGACCAGCACCGCATCGTCATGCGGCTCGCCCTGCTCGATCCAATAATTGTCGTAATCCCTGGCACCGCGATCGATCAGCGCGCCGAGTTCGCCAAAACTCAGGATCTTGCCCCATGACGAAGCCTGCAGCGTCCGCCAGGCCGAGTTCGGATTTTCCAGCCCGTCCACGCCGCCGCCCTTCGGCAGTTCGTGGACGAATGCCCAGGTCAACAGCTCTTCAATCGTTACCGTTTTCATCCTTGTCCCTGCGATAGTTTTCGATGGTTGCGAGAGTCTAAGCGACAGTCTGAAAGTGAGCTTTGTTAAGGCATTCCCGTGGGTTGGGTGGACGGCGCGGGAGTAGCGACAGTTCTTGCCGGGCGAATGCCAGATGTCTCCCCGGCCCCTGCCCCGTCGTCCCCGTCAACGCATCCGAAAACTGGTGCGAACTCCCTCAAGTCTTTGATTTCATTTCCATATCTGCTCTTTCCAGCCTGTCGCGGACTGTCGCCAAGTGTCGCGACTGTCGCGCCAGTCAGCGGCTTGGCCAGCGCCCAAAGCGGGGTTGCGGGGCTCATCGGAACTGGCTTTCCAGGTCCGGGGTCTGTCGCGTCGCCGGCACATCGACCAGCCGCAGGCCGCGATAGACGACGATGCGCCCATCCACCCGGTCGTATTTCTTCTTCATGATCAGCCCGAAGGCGGTCAGCGAAATCGGCCTGCCGCCTTCATCGACGGTGAAGTCGACATAGGCCTGGTAGAATTGCTTTGCGGTCAGCTCGCCGGCGGGATCGCCAACGACACAGCGCGCACAGAAGGCCGAGGTGCGGTCCATCTCGTCGCGGTATTCCTGCGTCTTCAACCGCACCGCATCGGGAATGACCAGGCCTTCGCGCAGGAAGATCATCACCCCCTCGACGAGCCAGTTGAGGATGCCCGGATATTCGGGCACGAACTCCGCGATCACCGCCTCGAACTCGCGCTGGTCGGCCTCGGCGATGATCTTCGACCAATGGATGACGGCCATGCGGCGCCAGATGCCGTTGTCGGTGCCGGTGATCTTCGGATAGCCGTTGCCCGACATGTGGCCTGTGAACACCGGCTTGAAATCGAAGTAGCCCTCGAACAGATCGCGCACGGTAAAGTGCTCGCCGCCGGTCAGATCCTTGACGAGGTTCTCGCGAAGATCCTCGCCCTCGGGCAGTTCCTTGACGCGCAGGAAGCGGCGGCCATAAAGCCTGGCCATGTCGGGGTTGGCGGCACCCCCGGCCTTGCCTTCGCCGATAAAGGATTCCGAGGGCAGCGTCACCGCCGCCTCGCCCAGCAGGCGGCAAAGCGTCTCCATGTAGACCGACTTGCCGTTCGCCCCCTTGCCATAGTGGAAGAACAACTTCTGCACGGTGATGCCAACGAGGCCTAGCCCCGAGGCGATTTGGACCATGCGCCGGACATCGTCGATCGGCAGCTTGTCGCGCAGGAACTCGTCCCATTTCGGACATTTCGCCGTCGGGTCATACTCGACGGGCACACGCTGGGTAATCATGTCCTGCCGTCGATGGCCGTCGACGATCTTGAGTTCGGCGTCGGCCACCTGCAGGAACTCGGGCAGGTCTTCGCGGCAATCGTCGGGATCGTCGAAGGCGGGATTGCGGATCTGCCTCGTCGTGCGGCGAAAGCACAGCGTGTGCGAAGCAAGTGCAACCTTCAGCGGGTCGGCGTTGAACTCGTCGGGGCCGCGCTGGATATGCGGCGCGGCGCAGGCAAGCATCGCTTCCAGCCGCCCCTTGTTTTTCGAGGACACCGCATGCGTCATGCGGCGGCTGACGCGTCTGGCGACATTGGCGTGCGAGGCTTCGGCGACCTTCGCCAGCTTCCTTTGTGCAGGGGTCCGCTCCTCTTCAGGCACTTTAAGCGCTTCAGTTCCGCGTTCGATGGCCAGCCTTTCGGCCGGCGTCGGCTCGATATAGTCGACTTCCAGCGCGATCCGCCCGCCGACATTCTGGGCGATGGCCAGCGCGCGCGTCTCTCCGGTCTCGATGTCCCAATGCGTGCCGGTCCACACCGCGAAGGCGGCCCTCCGCGCCTTCGATTGCGCCCGCACAAGCAGATCCACGCCGAAATGCGCCAGCAGGCGTTCGGCATTGTCGGTGTCGGAATGGTCGAGCGACGCACAGGCGCGGACGATGTCGAGATCGACCTTGCCGCCACGGCGCGGCTCGCCCTCCTGCGGCTCGTCGACTGCGTCGTCAGGCGGGGTGCGGGGCAAGCCGGCCGCCTGCGCCTGGCGCGTCGCTTCATCGAGCAGTGCCGCGACCTCAGGCGGCATGGCGGACTGTTTCCTGGCCATTCAAGCCCTCGCCCCGGCAGCCATGCCGGCAAAGTCGTAGCCGGCGCGCGGCCAGACGATCGGGATGAGGCGCCCCGCCCATGCATGCCTCGCCCGGGCGCGCGCCATGGCGGCGGCCGTCATGACGCGCTCGGAATCACCGTCGGCAAGCAGCACCAGTTCGCTGACATGGCCCGCCACCCACATGGCGTCGTCGCGGTCCCGGTCGGCTTGCGGCAATGGCCCGGCCACCATAATGGGGCGGGCGACGCCCTTGCTGTCGAGCTTGCGCAGGGTCGGATGCGCGAAGCGCGACGAGGCCTCGGCCGGGCCGGCGAGATTGCCGAGATCGCCGGCGGCGAAATAGAAGGTGTCAGCGCGCCAGCCCTCCCAGGCCGCGAAGGCGGCGCTGTTCTCGATGCCCTCGCCGCCGACCCATCGCGACGCGCGCGGTTCGCCGAACAGAGGGACCAGCCCACCCTTTTTCGAGCCGCGCATCTTCTTGGTGGGCAGAACATCACCGGTCAGCGGATCAACCAGACGCGGCCGGTATTTCGGCGGCCGCGTCAGGTCGAGCCAGGTGATGTGGCAGCCAATCGCGAGCAGGTCCGGCCCGACGAAGGGCGCGACCATGGCCGGTCCGCGATGCAGTTCGCGTGGCCGCCCGTCATCACCCTGGCCATGCCAGTAAGGCAGTGCGGAAACACAGCGCAGCCAGCGCGACGCGCCGATGCGGCCGCAGCCGCGCGCCTCGAGATAGTCTGCGACCGGTCGGCCAAAACGGCCAACAGGAGCAGCCGCGCCATAGATGGCAATCGCCTTCGCCCGTTCTCTTTCGCGAAAGCCTGTCTGCCTCTCCGCTTTCGCGCCGGCTTCCGCTCGATTGCGCTGTCGGCGCTGCTCAATCCGCTCCAGAAGCGCGGTACCTACGGCGCTGCTCCCTGCGTGGTGCGGCACAGGCCGGGCGAGCACGATCGAGCAGGCCTCAAGAAATCCGTCCCGTCGATGGACATCGAGCCCGAAGCAATGCGCTGCCATGCCGATGGCATCGTTCCCGCCGGCACCACCGGTGCGGCAGTTCCATTTCTGCTTGCTCGTATTGAAGGCGAACGTGTCGATTCCGCCGCAGGTGGGGCAAGGTTGCGGATGCTCGTAGCCGTGGCGCGTGAATCTGAGACCGAGCTGCATTGCGGCTGCAGATATCGACACTGACCTTGCGTCTTCGACGAATTGATCGAGAGCCAAGTCCATTTTCTCAGTCCGATGCGCTCATCATTCGAACAAGGCTAGCTGCGCCGGCGGAGCCTCTCTGGGCAAGCCGATGGCAAAGAGTGCGGATCGCATGCGCTGCCGCCAGAGGCACAACTCCGTTGCCGAGCATGCGAAGTCGATCCACGCGACCAGTGTCCAGTTTGCCGGCCAACCCATCAGCCATTCGACAAACAGCGGGTTCAAGATGCGGCGCCCGTCCGATGATGTCTTGCCAGGTCTCGACGTCAGCGGGGCCGGGAGGGAAGAGGCCAAACGCAGAGTCTTGTTCATCGATTTCGAATTTCCGGGTTGATGGCTCTCGCCGAAGCTCAACGATGTCGGTGTCGGCCATGAGCGTGCTTGGTTCTCCAGGCCCACTTGGCGCTTCGTTCCGTCCGGTGTCATGCCGGTGGGAGAAATCTCCGGCCGAAGTGTTCGGCCACCGTTCGGCGGGTTGGGCGTGTACCAAAGATGCTCCACGAAATTCGGGAGTTGGTGCAGATGGCCAGACCCTTTCGTCACATGGTCCGATCCATTGGCCCCCTTGTAGTCTCGCGCTGCAGGCGTCGGCCAATTCGCCACCACGTCCTCCAGCCGGCCGTTTGGATCGTCCACATGGTCTCTCAGCATCGAAGCCGCACTTGCTCTCATGGTCGGCCATGCCGAGGATAAAGACCCGCTCGCGCTCGTGGCTCGCGCCAACTTCCGCCGCAGTGAACAGTCCAATCTCAACCGAAAAACCAAGCTTGCGAAGGTCTCGCCAAACCCTCTCGGCTCCAGCGATTTCGTCAGCCCCCGCCGCGAGCATCCCGGCAACGTTCTCGATAACGACGAGCCAAGGGCGTGCCTGGACCACGATGCGTCGGGCGTCGCTCCAGAGATCTCGTGTATCGAAACTGCCTTGCTTGCGTCCGGCGAGACTGTGCGGCTGGCACGGAATGCCCCCAATGACTCCGTCAACCGCACCACGCCATGCGCGGCCATTGAAGGTTCTGGCATCGCTCCACACAGCTGCCGGATGTAGGAGACCCTTTTCCATCGCTGCCACCAAATGCGAGACCGCGAAGGCTTCCCTCTCCACCATGCAGATTGTTCGAGCACTCGGAACTGCCAACTCGAATCCGAGATCGAGCCCGCCGCCTCCTGTGCAGAGGGAGATAAGGTTGAGCGAGGGAGATATAACCACACTCATTTGCCCTCGGGGGACACTAGGTGCTCGCCCATCCGCGCAAATCGGACCTCAAGCGATAGCATGGTGAGTATCTGCCGAGCTGAAAGCCCCAGCCGACCCGTAACCTGCTCCATCGTCTGGCCCATCTCGAACAGCAGCCGCACGCCTTCCGCCTGCATCGGCAGTGGCAGCTTGAACAGCCTCGCGGCATCGATGCTCCCCGGCGCGCCGAAGCACGTCCTTGTATCGCGTGTCATGGCTTGGGCTCCCGTCATGGATGAGCGGTCATTCGACATGGCCGGCGGCTCCTGTTTCAGTGCTCTTCCCGTGAAACAGTCTCGCCAAACCGCGTGCGTTCACCGCTTGTGGGGGCGGGTCGTAGAAGGCGCGAAACGACAGGCTCAGCCAGTCGCAGACGGCGATGACCTTTGGCGCCGAGACGCTCTGGCCATTGCAGATGCGCGACAGGTCGGAGGCGCTGACGCCGATCTCCACGGCGCAGACGCGCCAGCCGCGGCCATCCGCCTCCAGCCTGGCGCGCAGCAGCTTGCCCAGCTCTCGATAGTCGTATGACGCCAGCCGCGCCGGCGCGCATGAACTAGCCATGTCGGATCTCCTTTTTGAGGAAGAGCGCCGGCTCCTCGCCGATCCAGTCGCACAGTGCGAAAAACTCGAATGCGCCCGGATTGCGCCCGCGCGCCGCGCGGAACACCGCATCGAGCGCGACCTCGGCCTCCCTGGCGACGCGCCCTGGAGTCTTGCCCCGATGGACGCGGCGCGCTTCGAGGAACAGGGCAAACACCTCGAAGTCGACATGGCCGGGATCGAATGCCGGCGAGACAAAACTCATTTTGTTGCTCCGGTTGATGGATGGCCGGCCCCGGCTTGGGAGGCAGCGGGGCCGGCGCCGATGTCGGCTGCGGCGACATCGGGAGGTGGGCCGAAAAGGTCGGGTCGCTGCTCATGCCGGGAGATGCCGGTTAGCCTCTCGAAGGCCAGCACCCGCTCCGCCGGCACCCGCTTCCACGAATAGAAGGCCTGGTGCCGGATGCCCAAGGCGAAGGCGAGCTTCGCCAGTCCGCCCGCTCGGGCGGCGCCACGTTCAACGATCTGAATCATGGCCTGACGGTAGGTGTTGCCTACCTACTTGTCAATCACCTACGTAGGTGCAATTATGTAAGTAATGGTTACAACCCGAGCATGACAAAAATGGCGCCGGACACCGCGACACTTGGCCAAAGGCTGCGCAGCGCGCGCGAGGCGGCTGGCCTGACACAGGACGACGTCGCCGCCCGCTTCGGCATCAAGCGGGTCTCGGTCACGCAATGGGAATCGGACACGACGCGGCCAGCGCTAACCCGCCTGCCCGAGCTGGCGGCGCTGCTCAACACCGACATGGAATGGCTGCTCAACAGCCAGGGCGCCCCGCCGGCGCCCACGCCAAAGGTCGAGAAGCCGCGCCAGCCGAGGACGCCGATCATTCCAGGCAAGGATCTCGTCGGCAATCGCGACCTTCCGATCTACGCCGCCGCCATGGGCGGCGAAGGCCATATGATCGTCACCTTCGAAGCCATCGACTGGGTGAAGCGCCCGGCCGTGCTGCAGAATGTCAGGGGCGGCTACGGCATATTGGTGCGCGGCGAATCTATGATCCCCGCCTATTGGCCGGGCGACACCGCCCTGGTGAACCCGCATCTGCAGCCGGCGCGCGACACCGACGCCGTGTTCTTCCACACGCCGCCAAAAGAGCAGGGCGACGAGGAAGCCATCATCAAGCGCCTGGTCGGCATCAACGACCGCGACTGGACGCTGGAGCAGTACCGCCCTGCCCACACGTTCAGCGAAAGCCGGATTGATTGGCCGGTGTGCCATCGGGTGGTGGGAAAGTATAACGCGCGGTAGCCCAGCAGTAACCGCCCCGGCCATGTCCTCGAATAACGGTTAGCTTGGACCCAATCCGAGCCAGCCAGCCTGCGATACGGCGAGGCCGCGAACTGCCTCTAATTTCAGCTCTAAAACTTAGTATTGATAGCCGTCGCTCCAATGGCCAGAGCGCTTCACCGCCCCCCTCCAATCAGGGTCTTGAGGTTCGGCCATGTCCAGTTGTAAAGTTTGTCGGTGGCTAATGCAGCCTTCGGTTTGACATTGCCACCATGGGAGTAGCCGGCAAGTAAGAAATACGGCACCCCCTCCTCCTGAGCGATCTTGAGCTCGGCACTAACGCCGGTCGCTGTATCCGTGTGCTTACCGCAAACTATACAAACCACATCGACAGAGCGGATTCGGGTGCGCGCGTGCTTCTTCCAATTATCGTCGATATGTTCCTTGATCGACCAGTCGGCAAGATCGAATGGACTGTCATCGAGCTTTGCCTGCCCGATGAGGAACGTCTTGAGTATCTCATCGTGATCGTAGTCGAAACTCACGAACACCTTGGTCTTCGCCATACTTATCTCCCGTCTGATGCTAATATGGGTGGTCAGCGCAGGACTGATTTGAGCGTTTTGTGAAAGTCAGTCGCCTGTGATTTTCTGATTTGCATTCGGCCGAGTTCGGTGGCGGCGTCGCGCACATGGCGATCGACGGCCGCGTCCGTTGCCTTCGAATAGTGACAGTAGAGGTCGATATGGCGCTCGGTGTGTAGAGCGGGCCATTTCTCCAGATAGCTGGGCAACGACACGTATTGTTCGGAATAACTGGCCATTCTGAAACCCCTCTCAGATCCCACGCCGATTTCCCACGGCACCCACCAGGAATCCTTAGTGTGGTTGGAAACGACTGCAATGAGCTGCTGGCACTCGCTTATCCGCCCCAACAAGTGGTCGGCCAAGTCCGGACCATCCTTGACCAGGGCATCGTCTACGGCATCGAGATACGTGTCCAGACCGTTCACCCTGACCCGGCGGGCCACCTGTTGCGCCAGCGAAAGGTCGGTGTTTCTGTACGAAACAAATACTTTTATCGCCATGCTTCTGCCCCACGAATCAAACGGCGCTCTGTTGAATGATTAATGCATACGGTCGGAGTAGCAAGAAGTCACAAAGTCTTTGTGTATCAACAGCGGATAACATCGGTCTCCAGCTGTGTTTTATCTTCGATAATCGGCCAGAAGCGCGAGGGTGCGCTGGTTGGGCCAGCAACAATACCAGCACGCAAACTGCTACAAGAATTTCATGCGAAAGCTTGGTGATACCAGCTACGAGATCGCTTAATAATGCACGCCGACAGCGAATATTACCGTGCAGGATCCATGGCCAAGCTGCAACCCTGGACGATCGAGACAATGCGTCAATGCCGTCGGCGACGCCGAAGCCCTCCTGTGACGCGTCCTTGACCCTATCGGGAAGATGACAAGACGTCGACCCCTGTAGGCAGTTTAGATAAGGCATCAACTTATTTACTGTTTGTACGGCCGTATGGAACACCTAACAGCAGCCCTAAAATCTCGGTGAAAGAACCTCATGAAAGTACCTGTTTTCATCAGCAGACCAAATCCGCACCTTTCGGCCCAACTCGCGTTCATCAACCAGTTCATAGCGGAGCTTCAAGCGCGAGGCTTTGAACCATTAACGCTTGGACCTGGTAGTAGCTCCGATTTCGAAGCGCCACTTGTGGGCATAAGACGACTTCTGACTCATTGCTGCGGTCTCGTGTCGATTGCCTTTAGACGGACCCATGCGCCAACGGCCACCAAGTATCCCGGAGCCGACATCGCCGGAATGTCGGAGACGACAAACGGCGATTTATGGCTTACAAGCCCCTACTGCCAGATCGAGCCCGCAATGGCCTTCCAACTGGGTCTACCTATCTTGATCTTACGCGAGGAAGGAGTGTTGGCCGAGGGTGTGCTTGAGAAAGGCGTTACCGGCCTGTACCTGCCGGAATTCAATCTCTCTGCCGGGCAGGCCTACATCACAGGAGAGGCTTTTCGTCGGCTGCTCGATCAATGGGGAAGCAGGGTTCAAGCGGTTTACAGAAGGCGTGGCGACCCACCAAAGCTCTACGACTAAACTATCCCCAACAAAACCAGCCTTCCAGATAATTGACACAACCTCAATGCACCAGCATTAAATACTACTCGTGACAAATCACACGATCACAGCTTGGGAATAACGATGGAACGGCGGAAAGCCTTAATCATAGGCGTTGATTATTATGACAAATTTACCCCTCTGAAAGGCTGTGTGAACGACGCGCGATCCGTGGCCAGGGTGCTAAGCCGTCACGCCAACGATGAGATCAATTTTCAGACCCCACGTTTGCTGCTTGGGGAAGACAGGTTCAAGCCTGTGTCGCGGCGCGACCTCCGTTCCTCAATTCAGGCTTTGTTCGAAGACGACCCCGCGATCGCGCTGCTCTATTTCGCGGGCCATGGCCATATCGACGAAGCTGGCGGATTTCTTTGCCCCAGTGATTGCCAAGACGGTGACGATGGCGTTCCACTGGTTGAGGTATTGAATTTCGCACGCAACTCTAAAGCTAAAAACAAAATAATCGTACTCGACAGTTGTCATGGCGGCATACTTGGAAACTACCAGGCTGGGACAGGCACCGCTGAGATAGATGAGGGGATGACCCTTCTAACTGCTTCATCCGAACAGCAGTACTCGTACGAGGGAGGTAATGGAGGACCCGGTGTATTTACCAACCTCTTCGTCGACGCCTTAGAAGGTTCCGCCGCGAATCTCGTCGGCGACATCACGCCCGGCAGCGTCTATGCCCACATCGATCAGTCCCTTGGGGAATGGGGCGGTCAGAGGCCAATATTCAAAACGAACGTGAAGTCATTCGTTTCCCTGAGGAAGGTCCGCGCGCCCTTGTTGCTTGAGGATCTGCGACAGATCTCGGCGATCTTCCCAACTGTCGACTATAAGTTCCCGCTTGATCCTTCCTTTGAACCGGAGCGAGCCCCGGGACAGGAATCCAATATCCCTCCTCCAGATCGAGAAAATAATAGGACATTTAAAGTCCTGCAAAATTATGCGAGGGTAAATCTCGTCCGCCCAGTGGGCGCCGAACACATGTGGCATGCTGCAATGTACAGTAAATCTTGTGAGTTGACAATTCTCGGGCAGCATTACTACCGTCTCGTTGCCAAAGGTCTAATTTAATTGCGGAGTTCCATTCGTGCCGACACAAAATCGAGCAGAACTTATAGAAGCATTGGCTTCGATCGAGCACGATAGGTGGTCCCACTGGCAGAAGTATTTGCACTCGACCGCAGAACACCAGCCTGACGGCTCCCTGCGGCTCGCCCCCGAGCTTGTACGGCGCTGGGAGAAGCAGATGAACTCCGACTATATGACCCTGACCGAGGAAGAGAAGGACAGTGATCGGGAGCAGGTTATGAAGTACCTTCCCATGATAGAGAGTTGGCTCTTCGCGAAAGGGGAGCGCGGGTGACCGATGATTTCGAGACTTTCAGAGACCCCCTACTCTCTGTATTTCAGTCAACGGTGTCCGAGGTTGCGAAGAAAATCGATCGATCGCCCTCCTTCAAGACCAGGACATTGCAGCGCTCAGCTAGTTTAGCGTTGCCACGACTTGCGGCCCAAATAGCCCGTAGGGAATTAGGGCTATCAGAAGAAGCTGTATTGCCTGATGGCGCTAGAGGATTGTCCAAAGCGCAGACGGCTGGACTCTGTGCCGAATTGGCGTGGCGATACGTTAAGGCCGCGGCGATGGACGATAACGTTGGCTTGGCAGCCGTGGAGGCTGAGTACATTGGAAGTACCTGCGACGCGGCCTGGATATCAACGCTCAAGGAGTATCATCGCTACTTCGGCATGAGCGGCGACAAGGCGGCCATTCCCTATATTCGAGCGGCGAACCTCGGTCCGCATGTAATACCTATTCCGTCTAACGCCAAACTCGCTCTCATCGCGGATTGGGGGACTGGCGCAAGGCCGGCATTAAATGTTCTGACCGATATCGCCAAACATGATGCGAGCAGCCTATTACACCTGGGTGACATCTATTACTCGGGCACTTCAGATGAATGCCGAGCGAACTTTTTGGAACCAATTGACAGGATTTTTCGACCTGCCAACAGCAAGCCGGTATATGCAGTCCCGGGAAATCACGACATGTACTGCGGCGGGGTGGGCTTCTACAACATGATAGAGCAGCTCAATCCAGTATCGGTATCTCAGCGGGCAAGCTTCTTCTGCCTCAGATCCGAAGACGAGGCTTGGCAGATATTAGGCATGGACACTGGGTTGCACGACAACAGTCCATACGGCGTAGAAGATGCACTCACATGGATCGAGGAAGATGAGTTGGCTTGGCATTGTGACAGGGTCCGGGAGTTCAAGGGCAAGACATTGCTTTTGTCGCATCATCAACCTTATTCAGCATTCGCGCAGATCGGGCCACTATTATCTGAAGGCAGGAGAAGTTCGGCTAACCCTCATTTACTAAAAGCGTTCAATGCTCTAGCCAGAAAGGGAGCGATCTCAGCTTGGTTCTGGGGCCACGAACACACGCTCAGCATTTACCAGCCCTTTTCCGGTATCCAGCGCGGGCGATGCATTGGTCACGGCGCTATCCCGGTCTCAATTCATGATAACGTCTACAAACCGTTAGATGGTCTCGATGATGTGCCAACTTTGGTAGACGGAACTTTGATGGGGGCCAGCCAAGGGGTGTGGCACCATGGGTACGCTCTGCTGACGCTGGAGCGGCAAACCTGCCGCGCCGAATACTATGAGGTCGGACCGACAGGAGGACGGCTTCTGTTCAGCGAGACGCTCGACTAGCGAGTCAGGAATAGCCGCGACGGTGAATCTCATCGTGGCGTCTGATCTTTTCGGGCAAGATCATTTCAACACCGTCAGAATTTATCCACGCGCCGAACAATACCAACTGTGTTCCGATAGGCGCGCAAAGCCCTCTATTGTCTGCACCGGGCTGACGCGCTGCCGCCTCCCGTCAATTGAGCTGGCCACCGAACATAGTCTCATATCATTCTTCCGCAGCGGTTGTTCTCTTCCCAACGCACGGAGTACCGTCGGACGGAGCATCGTCACTATGAGTGAATTCGCGCAGCGACCTAAGTTGGCATCTCTTTGCAACCGGCAACGGCACCCCCGATTGCACCATCAAAGGCAACATTTCGGCGAGCGGAGAACGCATCTACCATGTGCCGGGACAAAAGTATTACGCCGTGACGGCCATTAGCCAAAACAAAGGCGAAAGGTGGTTCTGCTCGGAAGAGGAAGCCGTTGCGGCTGGCTGGCGAAGATCGAAGCGATAAGCGATCGACAGAAGACCCGCCGACTGAAGCCGACGGGCTTTTTCTTCGTACAACGCGGCCCCCGCCAACAGTCCAGAAAACTTAAGCGCTGCTACTGAAGGACGGCTGGACCGTTCGCTACCGGCGCAGATGCAACACATCAAACGGGTGGGCGTGCAGCAGCTTCCTGTGTTGGGGAGGGATTTGGCGGAGGGTGCGGTCGAAGGTGTCAGGGCGAAGCAAAACCCCGAACCTGCTCCTCAGCAATATGCGGTCCATGACCGTGGGGTTCTTGCGCACGACCGCAATTGCCGGAAACGCAGTCGTGGCGCGATAGAGAATATGGTCGATCTCAGCCCAACGTGCCTCCTGCCACCCTAACACGCTCTTTGTGCGTATCCCGGCCAACCCGATTTCGACTTGACCGACATTAAGCCTGATCCGTGCAAGCCCAATTGCCACAAGCCCGCAGAAAAGGGCCAATCCCGCGTGAAAAGCAAATCGCGCCATAGGCGGCATGAGCGCCACCAGACGCGCTGGCCATGAATAAACATGCCAGTTCGGATCAAGCGAGGCGATGGCCATCCAAATACACCAAAGCGCCATAGCCATCATCAGCAGCGCACCCTTCATAAAGGGGTCGGATCTAAGCCAGTTCGCCATCCATCTACGCATACCCACAGGAGATATGGCAGGACTGCGAACATTCCGTTATTCAGACGGGAAAGAATTTATCGACAGTAATTGGTAAAACGTCGGCCGGGTGACAGACTGACCCTAAGACTGCCAACCAGAACTGAGGGTTAGCGAGGCCTCAAAGACCGCTGCACCTTTATCGCCGCGAACTTTAACGGTGAGTCTGACCAGGTCCTGGTCGGGCATCTCGTCGTGGGCAACGTCACGGAGGATACGGACGGCCTCGCTTCGAGCCGTCTCTCGTGACGCAAACAGCTGGCCGTCCTGGTCGAGAACAGCACCTTCGCTGCTATACAAATCGAAAAAGTAGCGGTCCATCGCGGGCGATCCTTGGGTAAGATGCTCCTCGCTGATCTTGCCGGTGGCCCGACCTAGCTGAGCTATGCGAGCGAGCCTCGATGAAGCCGCCGCGAAGGCGATGCACACTGCGCCCCCGAGTTTCGCAGCTCCCGACGCCGCCGGCACGAGGCAGTCGGCAATGGTCGCGCTGGATCCCGCTATTGCGCCAAGCGATCCGGATCGACCGTCAATGTCACGACGAGGCCGTAGGGTTCCCAGTCGTAGCCAATCCTGCCACGCAAGTGACCCTTAACGCTTCGCTCTACCAGCCTGCTGCCGTAACCGGGCCCGTCAGTAGGGCCGATCACGGGAGGCCCGCCACGTTCAGTCCAAACGATGGTGACGGCTTCATCATGTGCGGAGCATGCAACATCCAGCAAACCTGTGTCGACGCTCAGGGCGCCGTATTTGAGAGAATTGGTCGCCAATTCATGGATGATGAGCGCGAGGACCGTAGTCGAAGATTCGCCAACGCTCATCCTTGGCACCGATACCCTGATGCGGCCGCTGAAGGCGCCCAGATCGTCGTATGGCGCAAGAAGCACAGTGAGCAAATCACCAAGCAGGGCTGAGGCTGCCTCGGTCTGACCGGGCACAGGTCGCACGAGGTCATGCGCGCGCCCCAGGGCCGTCAGGCGCTGCGTCAGTTCGCGGGCCATGTCGGTTGTTGTCGTTGTCGAGCGGGACGTGATGGCGGTGAGGCCGGCTGCTATGGCCAGCAGGTTCTTAACCCTGTGGCTCATTTCCCCGGCGAGCAGCTCGCGACCTTCTTCCGCCTGTTTACGGCCGGTTACGTCGATGAAGATGCCGAACATGATGCGCTCAACGATCCCGGCATCGTCACCTTGGCCGCGGGCGGAAATCCATTTGACCTCTTCGCCAACCATGATGCGAAAGTCGATCTCGAAAGGCCCGACAATCGCTCGTGTCGCATTAAACGCGGCCCGCACACGATCGCGGTCGGCGGGATGGATATGGGCCGAGAGATCCTCGAAGTTAACATCCTTACTGAGCGGTACATCCCACAGCTCGTAAGCATTTTCATCCATGGCCAAGGCATCGGAATCGACATTCCAACACCACAGCGCAACCCCAGCCGCTTCAATGGCGCGGATCAGGTTTTTTGCTTCCCAGTGCATAGGCTTATGCAGCGCGGTTTTAGTCACTTACCCTCCCCCACAGGCGGCGTCTTGCTTTGACTTCGTGTGTCGAGCACGCCAATCGGGTGGAAATGTACCGCGAGACATTTGTACCAGCACAGCTCAACAGCCCGTGTGGATATTGGTTCCAACGGTTGTTGTCGTATTTTTCCGAGGTGGCCGGAACGCAATAAGCTCGCGCAGCGGTTTCGCTCGCATTACCTAGCAAGCGATCGGGGTCTCGACCTCCAAAGCGGGCAACGACCCGTAGGAACAGAGCACCCTTGCGTCTTCATATTCGCCACTGGCCGGATCGCCGCTGCGGCTGAATGCGATCACCCCGGCATTGCTTTTAGACAGCTTTTCAGCCAGCCGCATCGCATGCTGCTCGTCATGGACCTGAATAGGCGTGGCGGCTGCCAGCGCGCCTTTGGCTGTCTTCTCATAACTCTGTACAACGAAGTATGTCAGCATCAAGCGCTCCCACTCACGGCTGCGTCACCATGACTCAGCAATGAGAACAAAACAAGTACGATTGACACAAGGCGTGGCTGCTTCACAACGCCATGTAAGAACAACTTACCTTCCGTCATCTTGACGATGTAGGTAGGCAACGCTTACGTTCCACATCGTTGAACGGTTGGAGCGTGTGGTGGATTCAATCCTTGGGCAGAAGCAAATTGGGGACGTTGGACCCGGCGGGACCGTACAGCATGAGCACGGCCGCACAGGCCAGATCCTCGCTCTTGCCCGCCCAAGCGGCGACCGTCTCCTCAATCTAGCTTTTGACCACACCGGCGACGACGGGATCGTCGAGCTTGACCTCATAGGCTGCCAGCAAGATTGCGGCGGCGCTGTCGCTGACCTTGACCCTGGAGCAGATCCTGGTTGCCGCGATGGCCTGGCCGATATGGGACATGACGTTCATCTGTTCATCGGAATAGGCGAACGCCTGCTCTGTGCCCATCGCGCCGAGCAGCGCCGCAACCAGCCATCGTCTCATCCGCAAAGCCTCCGCCGCGCGCCGAAGCGCGAGCTTTACCACGCCAAACTCGCCAGGGAACTGCCTTCGCTCGCCGCGCGCGCAGCCATCCTGTTCTGCTTCGCGATCGTGCTTGGCCTCGTGCCGTGACGTCTTTCCCCACCCCCAACCTGGAGACCGTCCATGTTTGACGCTGAATACCGCACGCCTGAAGCCTCGCCCGCCCTGCCCGACGAAGCCGAGGACTCCCATCCCCGTTGTCTCGAAATGGCCGAGACATTGCGCGATCTTTTCGCCGCCGGCGGCGGCGTGCGGTCGCGCGATCTCATCGCCGCCGGTTTCACCTGGGCCGAAATCGCTGAGTTCAGGGAAGCCGCCGCGAAGCGCGCCAATGCCGCCTCCGTGCGAGAGATTCACAACCGTCCCGACATGGTGCCGGACCTCATCGCCAAGGCCTGCACGCCCTTGCCGCACAGGCCGCCTCTGCCGCGCGATACGTCGGAGACGCAGGCCCTGCTCGTCGATTGGGGGCGCTATTGCACGGCCCGCGCCGCCCTGCTCCTCGATCCCTGGGCGGGCCAGCGCGAGCGCTGCCTGAAGGTTCTCGCCTCCTATCTTGACCGGCTGCCGATCTTCCCGGCCATCCGGCAAACCGTGCTCCGCAAGGTCGAGACGAGCCTGCCGGAGGCGAGCCAATGAGCGCGACCGCCAAGCACCAGACCAGGTACGAGCGCCTGGCCGCGCAGCAGGCCGCCCGTCGATCGTCGGAAACAGCGGCAAACGCGCCTATCGTCATGTTCGACGCGCAGGTGGCCGACCTCGCCGAAATCCGCGCCGAGCAGATCGACTTCGCCCATCTGGCCAGCACCCTGTCGAAGGTCTCGCGCTTCAACGGCCGGCACCAGGGTGCCGCCGTGTCGGTCGCGCAGCACTGCGTCATGGGCGCGGACGCCCTGTTTCGCGAGAACGGCGATGCCGTCCTTGCCGGCTACTTCCTGCTCCACGACGGCCACGAATATCTGCTCGGCGATATCGGACGGCCCGTCGTCGTCGAATTCGATCTGCGGACCGCCGCGTATCTGGTCGAGCGAGGCGTGCCGGCCGAGCTTGCCCATGGCGCCGTGGCCGAGGGCATCAAGCGCGCAAAGGCGGCGCTCGATGCGCCGATCCTCGCGGCGGCGCGGTTGCCACCGATCGCGCCGGTCTACGCCAGGCTGGTCGCCGAGATGGATGAACGCATGGGCACGGCCGAAGCCCGCGCGCTTTACGGCTCAAGGACAGGCATTCCCCTCGTCCGCAACGACCTGCCGCCGCCGCAGCTCACTGGCGCCATCGAGCCATGGGGAGCGATGAAAGCCGAACTCGCTTTCCTCGAGCGCCTGCAGCGCTACCTCGGCATTGCCGTGCGGGCTTGAACAGCGAGCCGCGATGACGTCACGATCCGTCCCCCTGCCCGCCAGGCGCATGCTGTCGCCGGCCGAGGCCGCGCAATATTGCGGCGGCGCTTCGATCGAATGGCTCAAGGCACACGTCAAGGTTACGCCGGTCCGGATCGGCAGCCTTGTGCGCTACGATGTGCGGGCGCTTGACAAGTGGTTGGATAGCAAGGACGATTCGCTGCCGCTGAGCGGCGACGATTGGCTGGGGCTTCTCGATGCGCGTGAAGATAACGGGCGTTAAACGCTACAAGGACAGGCTGGGCAACGAACGCGCCTATCACCGCAAAAGCGGCACGCCTCTCGACCCGAAATTGACCGGCCAGGCGCTTGCCGCCGAGGTCGATCGCCTCGACAAGTTGCACGCGCCTCAGAAGCCCGAGGCCGGAACGCTGGGCGGGCTGCTGGCCAGCTACAAGAAATCGCCGAAATTCACCGACCTCGCGCCCCGGACCCGGGCCGACTACCTCAAATACATGGACCATCTGAAGCCGATCACCGGAACTCCGCTCTCCCTGATCGATCACGCGTTCATGGCCAAGCTGCGCGACAAGACGGTCAAAACACGTCGCGGCGCCTTCACCAACCACATGATGGCGATGCTGTCATCGGCCTTCAGGCACGGCAAGGAATACGGGCTGGTCAGCGCCAATCCCTGCCTCGAACTGGAGAAGGCGAAGATCCCGGCCGACCGCCGCAAGGAGAACCGGCCCTGGACGAAGGCGGAGCGTGTCGAGGTGCTGGCAGCCGCCCCGCTGCATTACAAGGTTCCCCTGGCGCTTGCCCGCTTCCTCGGCATTCGCCGCGGCGACATTCTCCGCTTGCCCCGGATGGCCTACCGCGACGGCTATATCTCGTTCAGGGCAAGCAAGAACGGCAAGCTGATGAAGCTTCCGGCACTGGGCGAGCTGAAGCGCATTCTAGATGACGCGCTGACCGCATGGCCGATCGCCGAGATCGACGTCACGATGCTCTGCCTCAACTCGGACCGCCAGCCCTGGACGGAGATGGGCTTCACCGCCTCGATTCGGAAATTCTTCGCCAAATGCGTCGACAAGGGCATTGCCGGCGAAGGCCTGACCATGCACGGCCTTCGCCACACGGTCGCGGCGGAGTTGCGGACGCTCGGCTACAAGCTGGAAGACATCAAGAACTTCCTCGGCCAGGAGACGATCGAGATGGCCGAGCATTATTCTTCGTCCGCAGACGTGTCAGGGGTCTTGATCGACATGGCGAATGTGATACAAGCCAGCCCGAAACGAGAACGGGTTTTGACTAACCCGCGCAAGAAAAGTGTCTAA